CTTGCTAGGCAAGGAGACCCAGGCTATTGAAATCAGCGGGATACCAATCAAGCTCTACGATGTAGGATCGTCTCCAGAGACCATCTAGGATGCGTTACAAAGCCCTAGGAGGAGCGAAAGAGCTTTGGACCTGTCGAGAGCCTGAAGTCTGTATCTGTGGTCCTGCAGGCACAGGAAAGAGTAGAGCGGCTATCGAGAAGTGCTATGCATATGCCATTCGCTTCCCTGGAGCTCGAGTTCTACTAACACGATCAACTCGCACTTCCATGTCAGAGACAGTACTTCAATGCTTCGAAGATCATGTGTGTCCAAAAGATATGTTTCATGGCGTGAAGCGTAACTTTCGGACACAGTATGAACTACCTAATGGCTCTCAGATAATAGTAATTGGCTGCGATGATCCTGATAGGTTAATGAGCTCTGAATTCAACCTGATATTTGTTGAGGAAGCAACCGAACTTACTGAGGATCAGTTCGACAAACTCTGCACGCGCAAGCGAGCTCCAGGAACAGAATTCAACCAGATGATATTGTCTTGTAACCCTGGAGCTCCAAACCATTGGATTAAACGCTTTATCGATTCAGGTAGGGTAAAGCTTATTACCAGCACGCATAATGATAATCCCACTATCACAACCGACTATATTGAGTCACTTAAGAGATTGACCGGTCACCGTTATGCTCGGCTCTATCTAGGACAATGGGCAGCGGCTGAAGGCTTGATCTGGGACCTAGCTGAATGTGTAGTCCCTCATCAGGATCCACCTAAGGGCGAACACTACGGTGGACTCGACTTTGGCTTCCGCGATCCATTTGCTGCAGTACTAGGTGTAGTGTATGCAGATGAAGGTGGACTCCAGGTATTGTATATACACGATGAACGCAAAGAAGCTGAATTACCGATCGCTGTCCATGCTGAATGGCTTAAATCGCATTCTAATGCCGACACAGTCTTTTATTGTGATCATGAAAATCCAGAAGCCATTTCCGAATTGCGTAAACATGATATTGCTGCCATATCAGCCAATAAGAACATTCTCTTTGGGCTTGAATCAGTCCAAGGATTAATAGCAGGCAAGCGTCTATTTATCAGCGATCGATGTAAGAAATTGCTTGACTCATGCGCTTCTTTCGCGTATAGTCAAGATAGTGAGAAACCTGCCAAGGGGTTGGATGACCATTTGCCTGATGCGCTTAGGTATTTGGTCGCTACCCTAAGGTCGCACTCGATGATGGAGATCGAATGTCCAAAATCGGCATAGTAGGTGGCCCCAGAACTGGGAAGACCACTCTTGCCAGAAAGCTTGGCGGTACTGTTCATCATCTCGATTCGTTTATGCAGTTGGGTTGGTCAGAGGCAAGTGAAGCTGCTGCTCAACAGATCGACAAGATCTCTGATCCTGCTGTAATGGAAGGTGTCAGCCTCGCACGCGCACTACGCAAGTGGCTAAGGTCGCATCCTGAGGGGAAGCCGCTTGATAAGGTGATCGTGCTACAGCAACCGGTAGCTGAAGTTTCTGCTGGTCAGGTAGTCATGGGCATGGGAGTGGGTACTGTCTTCAATGAGATATCAGAAGAACTGATCAAGCGTGGTACGGAGATTGTTTATGCCCAAGTTACCTAAGCCTGCCGATCCTGAAAAGGCTAAGCTAATGAAGAAAGCCAAGGAAGACGAATTGAAGATCAATGCGCATATGTGGATCGATGATTTCGGTAAACTAAGAGATTGGACTGATCCCGCTAATCCAGCGCTCTGGAATTGGGATGGCATGGGAGATGCGCCGTGAAAGAAAAGCCCATTGTCAACATGTTGCCTATCCGCTCTTTGTGGAGTGATAGGTTAGGTGCGATACCGACCCCTACTTATGTAGAGTTAGTTAGAGAGTATCGCGGATTGGCTGGTGCTTGTGCTAGTCTCAATGCCAGTACAGTAGCAAAACTCAAATACTCACTACATCGTGGTCCTGATGATGAAGCGCCTGAAGTCAAAGATCATCCATTTCTTGAGACGCTTAAGCATCCAAACCCACACATGGGCGTATCGCAATTACTTAAGCTAACTCAGCTTTATCTTGAGATGACAGGTGTTTGCTATTGGCGAATTATCCCAGGCGTATTAAATCCAGTATCTATGATTTATCCATTACAGTCACATCTAGTAATGCCTAAGTTTGGCATTAATGCGCAACTTGAAGGTTACTGGTATAATGCGCCTCAGCCTAATAGTATCTGGCTGACTACTGAAGAGATTGTGCCTTTTAGAGTCACTGATGTCGAGAATCCATATGGTGGTGGTAAAGGTCCTGCACAATTAGCCTGGACAGAGATTTGCCTGCTTAATGGCGATAGCGCCTTGATGTATGCATTGCAGCAAAACAATGCGATGCCTGGAACGCTCTTGTCGCCTAAAGATGCGCAAGGTGTAGTTCCAAAATCAGTCGTTGAGCGCCTAACTGCATGGTGGAATAGTTATAGGGGTGGAAGATCAGGCAGAGTCGCAGTTCCTGAGATTCCAATTGAAGTAACTCAGCTTGCTCAGACTTCTAAAGAATTCGAAGGCAGCGATCGATTCGATAACATCTCTTCGATCATACTAGCCTGTTTTGCGATACCTGGTGCATTGTTTAAGAGCGCTGGATCTCGCGCAGAGTTAGATGCCGCTTTAGTGCAATATCATCGTCTAGCAATCGATCCTAGAACAGCATTACTGGAAGATGTGATTAATAGGCGCTTAACATCTCTATATACCGAAGAGAAAGAGTTGACTTTATGGTTTGAGAAGGCTCTTGAGGAAGATGAAGATCAGCAAGTCGATCCAAAGACTGGTCTTCCGACAGCGCCCAATCCTTCTACTGGCACAATCATGAATCCCAAGAAGGAGAATACCGATGAGTGAAGATTTCAAGATGCCGATCCTTGTCCACTTCAAAGCGCTCGCTAATCTACAAATGAATGTTGAGGAGCGTTCTGATGTTTCCACAATTACTTCAAGATCGGTTGACCTTCAAGGAGATATCATTGAGCCTGATGGACTTAAATGGGACACTTTTACCCAGCAAGGAAGTCCAGTACACTACGCGCACAACGCTTTACGAGTGGGTCAAGCACTTTGGGTCAAGTCCAGGGGCGATAGCATCGTGGCGAAGACTCAGTATTCCAAGTCGCCAAGCGGCTGGAATAGCGAAAAACCCTGGATAGGCGATGTAGTGTGGCTGGCTGTTCAGAAGGGCATTCTTCCTGGCAAGTCGATAACTGTTCTGCCTGAAAAGTATCGCAAGCCTACTTCCGAAGAGGCTGATAGGGGAGCAAAGCGTGTCATTACAGCTGGTACTGTAATGGAGTTTAGCGTTTGCAAAGCCCCAGTTAATAGCGATGCTGTAGTCGAAGAGATCCATAAGGCACTGGATGATCTAGTCAACTTTAAGGAAGCTGAACTGGATAATCCGGATTGCCAACTGGAAATGGCACGTGAGATTGAACGTGTGTTCAACGTGCTGGCTGGCTAGAGACCGGTGAAGAACGGTTAGGCCATGACAATGGTGAGTAAGAACTAAGGAGAAGTAAGATGGAGAAAGAGGAAATCAAACCAGATCTTAAGAAGCTGGTGGAAGAGGGGCTCCAGAAGATGGAGGATAAGATCGTCACCCAGTTGACTGGGCGCATCGAGAAATCCTTCGACAAGTCCATGCAGGTAGTGGTCACTAAGTCAGAGGAAGAGAAGCTTCTCGCCAAGGGCGGGACTAATGATGAGGCCCACTTCTACCATCTGGTGAAGCAGGCTGCTAATGGAACAGTTGACGCGCTGCTTTCCAAATACGAAGCTGCGGTCAAGGCTGTCTCTGGCATGTCCACTGCGAGTCCTGATGGCGGGTTCCTGATTCCTGTCGAGTATGCCAATACCCTGAATGAGCGTTCGCTTGCTCAGGAAATTGTGCGTCCTCGCGCTCTCGGGATTCCGATCAGCAACAGCATGGTCAAGGTCCCTGGGTTGAACGACTACGACCGCACAGACGCTGCCAAGGGCGGTAACCTTGGTCAGGTCGTGCCTGAGGGTTCGGCTGCTTCTGCGGTGAGCAAACTGGCTTTCGAGCAGATCACGCTCCAGCCGGTCAAGATCATCGTCGATGTAACCACGACTCCCGAGCTGGAAGAGGATAGTCCTCAGAGCATTCCCGCTCTGGTCTCTAGGTTGGTGCCTGCGCGTATGGCCCAGAAGCTGGATAACTACTTCCTGCGCACTGGTAACGGCACAGGCATGCCTCTTGGTGCATTCAGCACCCTGAATCCTGCGCTCTACACAGTTGCCAAGGTTGGTGGCCAGACACGTTCTACCGAGCCGATTCGTCTTGCTAACCTGGTTAGCATGTATGAGCGTCTCAAGAGCACAAATGGCGCCTGCTGGGTTGCCAGTCCTGGTCTGCTGAGCTGGCTGCTCTCGCTTGGTGGGACATACTTCCTGCCCTGGAGCACTGGTGGCACCGGTCGCGACGGCGCGTTGGTTGGCGCACCGCCCATGACGCTGCTTGGTCTGCCGATCTACTTCAACGGCAAGATGGCGGCTGCTGGCACAGTCGGCGACATTGGGCTGGCCGATTTCTCCCAATACATGGTCGCCCAGCGTGATGGAATGAGGACTGCTACCTCGATCCATGCCTACTGGAGCACTGACCAGTATGCCTACCGCTTTGTCGTGCGCGTGGATGGCAAGCCTGGTTGGACGGCCACCGAGAAGCTTGAGAACAGCTTCGAAGTCTCTCCGTTCGTGATCCTGGCTGGCGATTAAAGGAGGTCTTAGATGAGACCGAACCTGCTGATGGATCTGAAGTATCTGACCGTGGGTGATGGCACTGGGGCTATCACCACGTCTCCGATAGCTTGCGTTGGTTTCGAACAGGCGCTGTTCATCATCACCGGGACGAACAATAACCTGACGGCATTGACCATTAATGCCTATGGTTATGACGCCCTGGCTGGGACGAACAAGCAGAAGATCGGCTACTGGCTGAGGACCTGCACCGATACGCTTCCTGATGAGCAGAGCGCGTGGGTGCGGTACGAGGCTGGTAGTGAAGCGGTTGTCGATACGACTGCTGCTACCGTGGTCAACTACATGGTGGCGATCGACATAGCTGAAGCGCAGTCGAAACTCCAGGCTGCTGGATACACGGCTACAGGGATTGGCCTGATCACTGGTGTTGCTGGTGCGATGACCAATTCAAACATCGTTGCAGTCCTGCAGCCTACACGTGCAAAGGCTACGCAGGAAGCTGCACTTCTAGCATAGAAGGGAGTGACTGTGAGACCGAACGAATTCATGCAGCTCAAGATCATTCAGCGAAAAGCTCCAATCGCTGATGCCTTTAATGGCGGAATGACCATTGGTCCCATCAATACTGCTGGTTACGATCAGGCCTTGTTCCTGATCAACCTTGGTGCGGCTACTGGTGGCACTGCTCGCGGTAAAGTCTACGCATACGGCGTTGACGTTGCTGCTGGCACGAACAAACAGGCTGTTGGTTACTGGATCCGTTGTGGAGCTGGTGATGCGCCTGATACTGAGGGCACATGGACTCGTTACGAGGCTGGTGCAGAGCTCACTACTCTTGCTGCCAATAACCATGGCACTCAGTGGCTAGTGGCTGTTGACATCGTGGAAGTCCAGAACGTAATGGTGGCTGCGGGTTACGTTGGCACTGGCATTCAGCTGATCATCACTGAATCAGTCGATGATCCGATTGTTGCCTCTGCGACCGTCATTCTGCATCCGACGTTCAACAAGGATACGCAGGCGAATGCGATCCTAGCCTAGTTCGATCGGGAATGGGTTGGGACCGACGGGAGCGTAATGAAACGTCGGTCCCTCCCAAACCCCTTGAAGGAGACATCATAGATGTCAAACCTAACTGACGATGCAGGACTGTGGTACAGAGCAGGCATTACTCAGATTTCACCAGCTGTTGTGGTGGATGCCTGTGATGCCACTACTGGTTGGGCTGCGAAGAGCAACGATACGACCACGCTGGCTGTGTCTGCTACCAGGGTTGAGGGCACGAAGTCGATGTCCTTCGCCAAAGTCAACGGTGCAGCCAATACCAAGTTTGGCGCCATTGCTAGAACTGTGTCGCTGGACCTG